CATAAACAATACGTGAAATATCAGCGATAATCTTACTGTTTTCCGCAAAGCTTTCTTCGGAATCTTTCACAAAGACAGCTATGCTGTAAGTGCGTCCGTCCGGCAAAAGAACAAAGCCGATGTCATTACAGCCTATCTGTTGTCCTTTGGCATTAAGGTCGCCTGTCCCCGTTTTATGTCCTATTACCACTCCTTTATCCGCTAAAGGAGCAACCAGCCGGTCTTGCCCGGTCTTGCATTCTACCATTGTCTGATAGATGAAATCCTTATATTCTTGTGCAAACAACGGTTCCCGTCGGAAAATCTCCATTAATTCGGCAGCAGCCAATGGTGTACTCCAGTTTTGATAACACAAATCCAAATCTTCGTGCATGGCAGTTTCCGTACCGACAATAGCACAATCCCGAATGCCTAACGAATGGATATATCGGTTCACGGTATCCGGTCCGCCCTGATAATCAAAAAGTATATCGCAGGCATTGTTGTCACTCTGCTGAAGTGTGTATCTTAGCAGGTCGGCAATGCTCATCTCAATTCCCCCTTGCGGATATTTATCCCGTAAGGGACTATACGTATCCGGTTTCAAATCCGATTTCTCTATCCTTAGCAGAGTATCCAATGACTGATTCCGTTTCGCCATATAATCGGCTAACGCCAACGCCTGATGAAACTTGAAAACACTCATCAAAGGATAATGAATATCATTATTGACTGTTACCGTATCTTTTTCATCTATGATAACGGCAATCCCTATTTCAGCTTTCTTGTCTTTGATAGCTTCTTTCAGTTGTGTTTCAAGAGAAACACTCCGGCAGGAAAACAGCAGAACGGGAATGAAGCAAAGAAACACGATGAATGAGCGCATAATCAATTTTTTCTTTTTAATAGGTTACTAATTCTTTATCGAAGTCACAAAGGTATGAATAGTAATTTGAAAAAGTAGGGATAACATCTTAAATTCTATTATGACAAAGTTGTAAACAAAGAAATTAGATTTTATTTGCTTATTCCGTTATATAGAAGAGCTGTCCCTTGTGAAATAGGGAGGTATCGCATTTAACCATAGAAAGATAAGTCGTTCAATTTGTAACCTCCGTACTTATGAGTTGTGTCCTGCCTTGAAACCAACGGTTTCAAGGTGCGAAACTGTTGGTTCTGCGGTTTGAAACTTTAGTTTCATACGCTTGAAACTCTAGTTCCAATTGCTTGAAACCATTGGTTTCTTACTGATGAAACTATAGTTTCTCTTAGCTGGAACTTTAGTTTCACGCAGAGAAAACTATTACCCCCCTAATTTGTGACAGATGACAGCAACTTACCAAATATATTCTTCTGTGTAGCGTTGGTAAGTTGGTTCTTCTTTTATCCCTTTATTACGGAATATTTGTTTTATATAAGCTTGGTCTTTAGGCATAAGTCCCCGTTCTCCACGGTAGAACCGGTAGTATCCTGTTTTCCCATAGTGTCCCACCAGTTGCATTCTGATACTGACCGCATCCTCATAAGGAATTCTGTCAAGCAATCGTTTTAGTCCCCATGCCACATGAACTTTGACAGCGGTCTTGAAACATTCGCATTGGTTTCCGTCTGCAGGATAACGTGCCGGATTGACGATAGAGATATAAAGGTAATCAGTTATTTCATTTTTGGCAGCTATGTAGCGCAGGCATTTCAAGGCTTGTGGACATTGGTCGTTGAAACAACGGGAGAAATTGTAGGGGACAGACAGACTGTCGGGTTCTTCTTTCATTTTGTAGGGTTTATTTTATTTGCGGGATTATTTTGAATATGTACATCTATATTCTCTACAAAAGTAGGACTTTATTTTGATAATGGAAAGTGTTTGGATTGTTTTATTTGTACATAATGTCATTTTAAGATATAAATATTATTGGTGGTGACCATAAGTATTCACTGTAATGTGGTTAGTCAATTTAAATTATAAAAAACATAGGTGTTTACTACATTGCGGAACAACTATTTTGTATCTTTGTAGCTAGGAGATTTTAATTGCATTATTGAACTCTCACACATTGGATTGGGTGAATGCCTCAACGTTAGTTTGGCTATAAGGAGAAGAATATTGGCGCAATTGAAGGACTTGAAGTTGATTGAAGGAATGGGAATTGATGAAAAACAGGACATTGTAAAGTAAGCAGTAAAGGTAAAAGTCTTAAAAACAGACTGAAATGATGAAACTAAAATTTAAATAAAATGCATAAGGTTTGGTTATATGCTCCGGGAGAGAATGCGTCTAAATGGGATGTGTGTCTATCTCAAAACATAATGTGTATTGGTTGGGATGAAATGGGCAATCTTTTGGAATATGCTTCAAAGAAAGAAATGGCAGCTAGGTTGCAGGAAATATATGATAAGCCGGAGGCCTCGTTTAAAAATGACAGCCTGGCATTATGGGAGTTCGCTCATGAGATGCAGGCCGGTGATATTGTTATAGTCAAGAAAGGGCAGAATCAAATAATAGGGCGTGGGATTGTGGAAGGTGATTATGCCTTTGATGAGTCTTTTCCTGATTTTAAGAATGTTCGTAAAATGCAATGGACGAATGCCGGAGAATGGGAGAATATAGGTAAGAATGTCCAAAAGACCTTGACCGATATAACCAAGTATCCGGATTATGTGGAATCTTTGGAGAAACTATTTGAGGATAAATCTCAAAAGCAATATTGGTGGCTTGTGGCTAGTCCTAAGATATGGAGCTTTTCGAAAGCTCCGGTTGGTAAAATACAAGACTATACTCTTTATAATGATAGTGGAAATCAGCGAAGGATATTTCAAAATTTTATTGATGCAAGAGAAGGCGATATTGTTATAGGCTATGAAGCTACTCCTGTGAAGCAGGTGGTAGCTATAGCGGAGATAGTCAAAGCTGCTGATGGACAAAAAATATATTTCAAGAAGACCGAAAGCTTGCTGAACCCGATTGATTATTCGGTTATAAAGGATATACCGGAATTGAGCGGTATGGAATTCCTGAAGAATAAGAATGGGTCGTTCTTCAAATTAACAAAAGATGAGTATAACGTATTGGCGGATTTGATCCGTGATGAAAACCCTATAACAGTCAACTAAGGGGGGAAAAACGAAACGTGTCAATATGTGGTCGGCCTGAAAATGACTGATTGCTTTGGCTGTCAAAGCGTTATGATGAAGTAGGGGAGAGTGACTTGGAAAAACGAAACGTTTACATCGCTTTACATTGGGCTTACATTTTAGCCTCGTTTGAACGCCGTTCAAATGAAATGCTTTACATTGAAGGTGGGATAGGGGAGATTTCGGGTTTGTTCATCGGTTATTCTCCATGAACCTTTCCAGATCGCTCTCATATACAAAGATAGTCAAACGGATCGGTTTATGCAAGTGGAGTGGGGGAGTGCCTGACGCACTTCCCTTTTTTATTTTATCTAAATTATTCCATATAGATGATATTTGGTATATTTGCAATGAAATAAATACCGTATATTATGAGTAAAGTTATCCATGTACATTTGATTTTTGAGAAAAAGAACATCTATTTTGGTAGTATATCGGCCATTTTTGAAACTCTAACGGAGCAACAGGTCGGGATCACCAAGAATAGTCTTTTACATGCTGGACTGGTTGATGACATTGCCAAATACACGAAACGTGCAATGATTATTCAGTCTCGCTTGATAACATGCACCAGAAAGGGCTGAAACAGCCTTAGAACGTCTATAAAGCCGCTTTTTGCGGCTTTTTTTGTATTCGTGTCGGTAATAGTACATCAATGGGAGGCTGCTACTTACTTTGAACGGTTTGAACAGTCGGAAAAATTGAAAGGGTTTACACTTGGGTTTACAACTTGGGTTTACATTTTCTCCATTACAAAAACGAAACGTTTTAATAGGGTTTACACTTGGGTTTACATTTTCGGATTATTTTTTAGCGATTTGTCTATCTATATAATATAGATAGGACTTGTTTTTGCTTGTTTTTAAACTATTTGAGGGGGTAAATAATACATTGATAATATTTATTTACTCCCCTATATTTTAATTCATATCTCTAAAAATCAGTGTTTTGTTGCTTTTTACCCCTTTCACCCCATATAACGCATTTTACCCGGCGCCTGCAAGTGTTGAACTCTCCGCACCTGAAACACGCCCCAAATTGTCCTGTTTAAGTTGCACGATTGTTTGCTTAAGTGCACCTATTTCCTCTGCCATCTCTCGGATAGTGGCATCTTTATCTGCTATAATTGCTAGTAATTTGTCTTCTATTCCCGTACTTTCTTTTTGTGGCAGGGTAGTTGTATTATTAAAAGTGGCAGTTTGTATGTTAATCATCTCTCCCCTACCAGTCAAAAGCCATTCTGAGGACAGATTTTCGCATTTTGCAAAAAGAAGATCGTAGTCAAGTGTGTCTCGCGACAGCCACGAGCTTATAGTTGAGGGAGCAACCCCTATTAACTTTGCAAAAACAGAAGGCTTTCCGTCACTGTAATGCTTTATAATAGCCTCTAATCTTTCTTTTTTATTCATTGTTTTATATTTTGCGAAATTATTTCGCAGATTGTTTTGCAATTTGCGAAAGATGATTTATATTTGCCACGTGTTCAAAGTGTGAACACCGCCCCAAAGCTACAAAAAAGGCTTGAGGTGACAATGAGAAATATAAAAAGAAGAAAAATAGAAGGTTATGAAACGGTATTATTTTGAATTGACAGATCGGAGTTATAATGACCTGGGGGCTTTTATTCCGGATGGGTACAGCAAGGAAGTGGCTGTCAGGCAAGCAAAGAGGTGGATGGCAGAAAACAGTATAGTATTAGCCACCCTTATCGTGAATAGCCTAAGAACATCTAACGTGTTGGATGTAATTAATATTGATATACTTAAAACGAAGATATAATGGAAGCAAAATTTAAAAAGGGACAAAGTGTGAGAATCACCAAGAGGAACGGTGAAGTCATTGATGGTGTAATCCGCGATTGGGACTATAACATTTGTACTTTCGGTCGTGAATATAATGTCGATTATATGAAAGATGGCCAGGTTTGGACTGTGATATGTGTTCCGGAGGATGCCATACAAGAACTCCGATAGATTTCCGGGGCAGTTAGTTCAGTTGGTAGAACACGCCAAACTCCCGCAAGGGAGAGGCCATGGTCCGTGGTTCGAGTCCGCGACTGCCCGCTACAATAATTTAACTTATCAGCGAATTATGAAAGAACGAATAGTGGTAGAATACAGAGAGGTGGGTAAAATAGCCGGTTTGCTGGGTTGTTCCCGGGAAATGGTCTCCCACTCCCTTGCATTCCGCAAGAACAGCAAGTTGGCCCGTTCCATCCGCAAGCTCGCCATCGAGCGCGGTGGAACCAAGGTAGGTGGTAACCCTGAAAAGAAGGAAAGCGATGAAAAGTGAGTTGATGGCATTGTTCGGTGACCAGCTGCGCTGGTTTATACACTTGAACTGGAAGCAGCGCCTTTGTGTACTTTACTTCTGTCTGAATTTCTGTCTGATATTTTCTGTGAGTGAAGACAATTTGCTTTGGGCGCTTTTTGTTGTACTGAACTTTGGGGCTTCAGTACGGCTGTTGAAGAGGCATGTCCCTTTGAATGATTTGGAGGACTGATAACAGAACGGAAAATGGAATACTATAATAATATACTGTGTGTAACCTGTGAAGAGCTTACTTCAGGAGATAATCCGGTGATGAAGTATATAACTTTATACCAAAATGTCCGTCGCGGTAACATCGAAAGTATCAACCGTGGCGGTGGCGAGGGCAATGTAGCCCTGTATTCCTATTCTTCCCTTCCCGAGAAATACAAGAAACGTTGGGTTGAGCGTCATGGCGAGCCCGAGAAACAGATGCGAGAAGAAATGATTCGTAACATAGTGAAGAAAGACGAGAAGGCCGAGAGCTTTTTTGAGGAGTACCGCTACGACAAGAACGGTGAGATGGTCGCTCTTCCCATGGATGTGAAGAAGGAATACACTTGGAATGCCTCGGTACTGAACGCGCTGATGGAAGAGTTCAAACGCTTGAGTTCATCCAATAACAAGCTGACCGGTTTCCGCCGTAACCTTTGGGAACTTCTGCTTGTCACGAGTGAGGAATGGCGTCCGGTGTACGGGCATAGTCTTCCGGGCAGTGTAGGCCGGTTGAAAGCACTTATAAACAAGTTCCGTCCCGACAACTACGGTGTGCTTGTGAGCGGTAAATACGGCAACAGCAATACGCTGAAGATCGAGGAGGACGGCGGGCGTTACCTTGTTGCATTGAAACGTAGCCGCGTTCCGGTTTATACGGATATGGAGATTTTTGAGGAGTATAACCGTGTCGCTCTGGAACGTGGCTGGAAGCCCCTGAAGAGCCCCCGTAGCCTCCGCGAATGGTTCAACAGTCCGCGTGTCGAACCTCTGTGGTACGATGCCGTTTATGGGGAAATGAAGGCACACCAGCGTTATGACCGTAAACACCGGACAATCCTTCCGAGCCGTCGTGACAGCCTCTGGTATGGTGACGGTACGAAGTTGAACCTCTACTATCGTGATGAGAACGGAAATAAGTGCACTACAAGCGTGTACGAGGTGGTGGATGCCTATAGTGAAGTTCTGCTCGGTTATTACATTAGCGACAATGAGGACTATATCGCCCAGTACCATGCTTTCCGCATGGCTATCCAAACGAGCCGGCACAAACCTTACGAGATCGTGTGCGACAACCAGGGCGGTCATAAGAAAAACGCGGCGTTGGGCCTTTTCTCGAAGATCAGCCGTATCCACCGCCCGACAGCCCCGTATAACGGCGAGTCCAAAACGATTGAGAACATTTTCTACCGCTTCCAGAGCCAGGTGTTGAAAAAACGTTTCAGTTTCACCGGGCAGAATATTACGGCAAAGAGAGAGACAAGCCGTCCGAACCTGGAATTCATCAACGCGAACATCGGCTCCCTTCCCACACTGGAGGAGCTGAAGGAGCAGTATGCCGCTTCCCGTGAGCAGTGGAACTCAATGAAGCATCCGGTCACCGGCATCTCCCGTATGGAAATGTACAATACCAGCGTGAACGAGGCTACTGATACGGTAAGTGTGCCGGATATGGTGGAAATGTTCTGGTACACAACCGAAAAACCGTCTCTGTTCACCGCCAGCGGTATCGAGATCACGGTACGGGGAAAGAAATACCCCTACGAGGTTTTCTCCGCTCCCGGTGAGCCTGATCTGGAATGGCGCCGGCGTAACACCTACAAGAAGTTCTATGTCCAGTACGATCCTTATGACATGAGCAGCGTGCGCCTGCTGTACAAGGATAAGGGCGGAGCAATGCGTTTCGAGTGTGTGGCTTCGTTCCCGCTGATGATCCACCGTGCCCAGCAGGAGCAGACGGAAGACGAGAAACGTTTCATCCGCACCCAGCAGGAGGCCGTCATCAATGAGCGTATAAACCGTCAGGTCGTCGCCAAGGATATCGAGTATGAGCATGGTGTCGCACCGGAACAGAACGGTTTGCGTACTCCTGACCTGAAAGGGCTCGGCAAGGAAGCGCAACGCCAGATTGACCGCCGCACAAGAAAATACAGTCAGCCGCCCCGTCCTTCCATAGGTCGTGACATGAAAGTCATCAGCAACGTGACATGGGACAGTTTTGAGAAGAAGGAAGTGAGCATCCGTAAGGTGGTCGGAAAATTATAAGGAACAGATTTATAACAAGATAAAAATTATTGATTATGGAAATTACAATGAAAGAGAAAGACGCCATCAGCGAGAGCCTCCGGGCTTACGTGGCGAAGTATCCGAGCCAGACGAAAGCCGCGGGTAGTCTGAAGGGAGTCAGTGTGGGTACTGTGAGCAATATCCTGAACGGCCGTTATGAGAATATCAGCGACGAGATGTTCCGTAATGTCGCTTCGCAGGTCGGTGGTGTAAGCGCTACCGGCTGGCAGATTGTGGAGACCGGTGCTTACCAGGAGATCACGGCTGTGCTTTCCGATGCGCAGCGTTGGCGTAACGTCACATGGGTGACCGGTGAGGCCGGTTGTGGTAAGAGTACCACCGCCCGTGTTTACCTTCAGGAGCATAAGGAGGTTTTCTATATCCTCTGCTCCGAGGACATGAAGAAAGGTGACTTCGTTCGTGAGATTGCCCGCACGGTCGGAATCCGGACTGAAGGGTATAATATCCGTGAGGTATGGGGACTTATTTTGGATGACATCATCCAGATGGACGCACCCCTGCTGGTGTTCGATGAGGCGGACAAGCTGACCGAACCGGTGTTCCACTACTTTATCAGCCTGTACAACAAGCTGGAGGAGAAATGCGGTGTTGTGTTCTTGAGTACTGATTATATTGCCAAACGCATCAGTAACGGCCTGCGCTACCAGAAGCCTGGTTACAAGGAGTTCTACAGCCGTATAGGTCGGAAGTTCTATGAACTGGAACCCACGGATGTGAATGACGTGTTCGCGATCTGTTCCGCCAATGGGGTGACCGACAAGAGGGATATCGACAATGTGATAAAGGAGGCTTCGACATGTGACTTTGATTTGCGCCGTGTGAGGAAGTCCATTCACAAGGTAAAACGCATGACGGGGGAATGATTCCCGTTCAAATACCGTTCAAACGTAATTTAAAGGATATGGAAAACAAATTTGAATACCTGAGAATAGACGGCCGTAACCAGCTCCCC